TTTGTAATACGGTAATGTCGTAGTCGAAGCAATCCCAAAGCTGAAGAACATCGAGAGGCAACTGATCATCAAGATTAATATTTTCTTTCCAAACGAAAGCCGAGATAGGTAGTTTATCATAAAGTGCGCCGTAGTCTGTTAGTAGAGTTTCGAAGTACAATGCCTTACTCTGAGTCGATTTGACACTAATCCATATGCCAGGTGTCAATTGACCCCATCTCGGGTGACCTGGTTCCAAATCATAAAGATATTCCATCTTTACAAATACGTTAATTGGAGGGAGTGGATGCACCAAAAAAGCCATTAGTGTAATTTATCCTTATTACCAAAATAAATGATATTGTCACTAGAACTGTCTGTATTTATATTATTCAATAAACTATCAATTTTCTTTGATACCTCGTTAACCTTTTCTTCAAACTCTTCATCATTTTTTTCTGATTCGGCTATAGTCATTTTATATTGATGCAAAAGCTGAGGCCGAGGATTTGCTTCTGATATAATATGAGTTGAATTAATTGTATTAAAAATTTCCTCACCAGATTGATAAATCATCCATGGGCGTAATGTAAAGTATCTAATACCCTTATGAGGATCATCAACAGTTACTACTTTATATGCCCTCCTAACAACCATATCAGGATCTTCATAGCTGGCCCATTCAAGAACTTCACAAACGATCTCATCACCATTTGCCATAATAAATTGTTTAATGTCAGTCATTGAGATCTACCTTAATAATTTTATATTTGAACTGTTCTTTTTCATATATCTTTACTCGCTCTGCGGAGTGGAGGAGTGTGAAGTTTTTCTGTTGCTTCCAGTGCAAATCATCCGCAATGTCAAAGAGGTTCGTAGTCCTACCATCATCGGATTGTCTAAGTCCTCTACCAATTGATTGTAACACTTTGATCTGGGACTTTGAGGGGGAAGCGAAAATAATATTATGCAGATTACGAATATTAATCCCAGTACTAAAAGTCCCCAAAGACGCGACAATAATTGCATTACTTTGTTTCTCTACAATTTTACGAATTGCTTCTCTGTCTGAAGTATCTGTTTCACCTGATACATAAAATATTTTACGGCCTTCTTCAGCTTTATTTTTAATTAGTTCAAAGAGTGGTTTGCCATGAGCATCAACACGTTGAAATAAGACGAGAGTATTCCCGTCAGAGCCCAGAGCCAAATTGCGAATAAAACGATTACGTCCTTCATGTCCCACAATAAAGTCAATTTCTTCAGCATATGTTTTTTTCCCAAAATCTTGCCTTACTTCTTCCGGGTAATTCATAAGTAAGACTTTAATATCAAGCGGTGCTAGTGTTCCGTCGTCCTGTAAGTTCTTGGTCTTTGTGACATGGTAGACTGGACCAAACAAACCTTCAAGCACAAGCTTATGTGTCTGTGTACCATCAAGTGTACCAGTAGTTCCAAATCTATACTTAGCCTCAGTAGCTTTGTTCATAATAGATGATAGTGACTTAGACTTAAATCCATGACACTCATCACCTATTACCATACCAAACTGCTGAAACCATTTCTTAGGGTATTTATAAATGCTTTGCCATGTGGAAATAATGACTCTTTTCTTCGTAACTTTATCTTTACCAGAATAAATCTTATGACAGGCATTTTCTACTAACATGCCATACTCTTCAAAGTCTGCATACATTTGTTCTACAAGAGATGTAGTAGGCACAATGATTAATATCTTGCCTTTATCTTCTAACATTGACATATAGTATTTTATCAGCAAGTAAATAATAAATGATTTGCCAGAACCAGTAGGCGATAAAAGAATAGCCCTGGATCTTTGTAGGCCTTTTATTACAGCATCATATTGATAATCACGAGGAGGAAAAGGTAAATGGGATGCCTTTAAAAAATTATCAAACTCTGTAATAGGATTTGATTCTAATGGAAGACCATACGCAGTTTCTTCTGTGTCTACACTATAACCACGTTCAGCAGCAAACTTAAGTAGATACACATAAAGACCTGCAGAAAGCTCACCGTTCATCCGATTGAATAGACGGATCTTTCCATCCCATACCTTATTCTTATAAGCAGGCATCCACTTATAACCAGGTACGAAGAAAGAGAAGTATTCACTTAGTTCGGCTGCATAACCAGCCTCTAAGTCTACTTCTAACATAGAATAATCTTTTAACCTACATAATATGTCAGCCATTCTCTTTTAATTCTTTATATTTTTGTCTTACATCTAAAAACTGTTGTAAATAATCATGCGTATTAATCTTAAAGACCTGAGGTTCATTGTGGTCTACTGTGATCAATATGACTCCTTGTTTGATGGGAACTCCAGTTCTTTCATAGAAGGCTGCAGCGTAGAATGATGCTTGTATAAAGTAGTTAGTTATCCACTCTATTTTTTTAGGTTTGCGAGATGTTTTAAAGTCAATAATAGATAGCTCTCCATCAAACTCGGCTATACAGTCAACCTGGCCGGCACATTTAAGTCTATCACTATAGAGGTATTCTTCTTGAAACCATACATTATTTAATCTATTATCAATAATATTTTTTAGATGGCTGAATGTGTATAGGTTATTAGGCATAGCCTTACCCTTCCAATCATCCACATTATCTATATAGTCTTCTGCTAGCTTATGTACAGATGTACCTCTTGTAGCTGCTTGGTGAGATATCTTATTAGCTTCTTCTTCACCAACTCTTTTGCGCCACTTCATGATACCATCTACGCTAAGAATACCAAGTACTGTTGTAATAGAAGGATAAGCATTGCCATCCGGAGTAAAGTACTTACGACCTTCCTCAGTAGTTTTTCTAGTCATTTTAGGTAGAGTGATACCATGATCTACGTGATTAAACATAATATATTAATTTCCAGCTTCGAACTGTTTCCATTTTATCATATTGCCAATTGTTTGATGGCGCCATCTTAACGTGTCAACTATTTCCTTTAGTGTATCTATAAGTGTTTTAACGTACTGTATTTTAAGTTCAGACTCTTGGATTTCTTTATCTGAATCATAATAATAATCCATCTCACCTTTCATAATTTTTAAGCCATTAAATGGATCAAATTCCCACCCTGTTGCTTCAATTTCCTCTTGTGACATTTTACCGTTGTAATATAGCCACTTTAATTTTAACAGTGACTTCTGGTCCATCTCTGCTTTCTTGAGACGTAGTTTTGCATGAGACAATAGACCTAAGTACTTTGCATGTAGCTTAGGTGTTTCTCGAGATGCTTCGTCTAAATTGTTTGTGGGAATGTGTGAGTCTTTGGACCACGCGTCCAGTACTTGTTCTAATGTCATAATATACTCCGGTCAAATTAGTTTAGTTGGAAGTAAGAAAATCTGAATGTTACAGGGAACGTGATATATTGCACATCACCACTTGTAGATTCAAGAGCCATATCACCAAGACTCGTTGGGATACAGTCTATATATCTAAGCGTTCTGGTGGTGTTATTATGACTAGATAGTATCGATAGTGTAATGTCTGAATATGTTGGAGGAGCTGTTTCAGTCCTGTTCAACGGTGAAACATCATTGGTATCTACAAGCCTGTCCATCCAGTTGTACATTTCAGTGTACGCGTTTAAGTTTTCGTCTACAATGATAATTACTGTTAATTCACCGAACGTCAATTTATCTCCAGCAAATGGAAGAGATCCTAAACGTTTAATAGGAACCTCAACAGCGTTTAAACTCATTGATGGATGCAGAATACTTTGGCAAAAGAACTCTAGATTCGGATAATGCTTACGGTCAATTGATAGTTTAAACGATGTAGGCTGTAAATAGCTGATACCAGTTACAGCTGATATGCTATTGTCTACACTTACACTAACATTTGGATTAAGAGTTGGCATAGTAAAATCCTCGATTTCTTTATGGTATTTATATGTGTAGCATTGTACAATATTTTGAATCAAATGTAAATAAAAAATATCTTTTTAGAAGAAAAATTAAATGCGTCTGAACCGCAATTAACTGTGTACAAACGATTTGTAATAGTGTATAAAGGTTATATCAAGAGATAATGAAGGATATAACAATGCGTTTAGTAATCAAACAAATCATGGAAACACTCGACTGTTCTGACGATTTTGCACAAAAGGTTGAGTACCAAATGGAGTGTGCTGATTTTGACTTCTCGGAAGCCACTAATGCTGAATTCTCAGTTGCTGTTAACTATGCAGTTTTTGAGCTAAATTTATCGTAAAAAAAGTGCAAAAATCGCAAATTAACTGTGTACAAACGATTTGTAATAGTGTATAAAGGTTATATCAAGAGGAGATAAACAAATGCTTACTACTTACGGTGCAATGATTAAGAACGACATCATCGAACGGTTTAACCAAGCTGTCACTGATCCTGAAAATATCAACACTTCAGGTGGAATCAATTGGGATTATGTCGATGCTGATATTAACATCTCACTGGGTGTATTTTATCATTCTGATTATCTCTATGACTGCATCAAAGTTCTCGTTGACGATTACTTCGGTAAAGCAGCATGAAAAACCGCTATCAAGTTCAAGCCCGCAATCGTAAAGGTGACTTTACGATCGAGGTGTTTCGTACTGCTAAAGAAGCAGACCTTCGCCAAAAGCAACTGTACCATGAGCTCGACAAAAATGGCGGCTTTATGTGGGGCACAATAATTAGTACAAATCTAAATGAAACTGTTAAGGATACACAATGACAAACAATGATCTTATTATTTATGATGAAATCAGCAAAATCTATGCCGACGCTGTTTTAGGTAAAATGGAAAACCTAGTTAAACAGGATGTAGAAGCATATAACGTTAAGTTAGGTACTTGGGGTACAAGTACCCATAACTATAAAGATTGCGTTAAGTTGTATGCTTCATCTCGTGGTTGGACACAAGAAGGTTTTGATGAAATGGAAGTCATCGAACCATTTTGGGATTGGGTAGAAGATCCTCAGTAAAAAAATTAAATGATTCGAGAGTTAGTAGCATAACTCTTTTCCTCATACGTCCGTGTAGAGGCGTTGATCAGCTAAAAGCACTGTCTCTTAGGGGATGTTAGTTTCAATTAAACTAGAGCGGCAATGTCAATAAGGCCGTGCGGAGAGATTGGATATACTAGCTGGGCGTATGAGGTAAGGAGTTATATTATGCATGAACTTGTAACTTATGTTTTATTAAAGGGAATTCTTTATGTAGGAGTGTTCATCCTTATAGGAGGATTAATATGCGAACTATACACTATGTAGGAATGGACGAAGCAACCTATCAACGGGCTCGTAGAGTCTGGGGTGGACCTGCATACTATCACAGATGGATGGACGATCGTGTCTGGACTGAAGTTGGTGATAGCGATGTTGTCGTTGTTGGTGATCCAACTTACAGACAATGGGTTTGGGATGCTTCAGCCGTTCCATCAAAATACACTGAATAAAAAAAAGGGCCGCGAAAGCGGCCCTAAGTTTTTTCCGTAACTCTTAATCTTATGTCAAGATGTTGTCTACACGGAAGATTCTGTAGTACTGGTTAGACTTAGCAGCTGCCAAACCATCTGCAGGTGTAGCACCTACGAATGGGTTAGATGCCATGCCATAACGAGTTTTGAACCCGATACGTGGCTGGAAGTCATTCTCACCAACTGCACGTACCATTGTGAGCGGTACGTATGGGCAATAGAACAGACCTGCATCGTATGGGTTTGTACCTTTGTAGCCAACGTTTACATAGTCGGTTGTTGCATATGGGTCAATATACACACGGATACGACCGTTCAGAACACCTGCAAATGTGTTACCTGTGTCATCAACATTCAGGTTTGTGGACAATGCTGGGGTATAATCCAACATACCAGAAGCTGCAAGAGCTGTTGCAACGTCAGAAGAACACACAACAAAGTTACCTTTGCCACGGCGTGTTTCTTTTGCAATTACGTTAGCTTCACGATCAAGCTGTACACCAAGACCTTTAAACTTCTCAGCTGACCAACGACCATCAGCGTCTGCTGACATGTCGAAGATACCTTGAGTTGTAATGTTTGCAGTCAAAGCACCAGTTTTAGCTTGTGAGTTAATTGTACGAACTACTTCGCGGTTGATTTCCGCCAAGATTTCTGTTGACAGGATGTTCGCCAATTCTGTCTCTGCGTCAAGACCGTGAATTGCTCTCAAGTCTTGTGCAAGCTCAAGAGTATATTCTGCTTTCAACGCACGTGACTTTGCAGTCACAGTTGCTTTTTCAATGGTGAAACCCATTTCAGCAAAAGCGGATTCGCCAGTTGTACCCAGCTGCTCAGCGTTCGCAGTTGACATACCACCTGCAGGAGCAGTTGCTGTACGGTCATCATTGATAGTTGAGTCACCATTTGAATCAGTAACACCTGACAAACCTGATGGGCTTGCGCCGTTAGTTACGGACGAGTCACCAGAGAAGCCTGTGATTGCTTCGTTGAACAGTGCTTCGTTACCATCAGTAGCGCCAGCACGTGTTGTTTTGTACTTGGACTTCATTGCGAAGATCAAGCCAGTTGGGCCTGTCATTGGCTGAACACCGCAGATGTCATATGCCATTAGGTTTGGCATGGAACGACGTACGAGTGAAATCAGAACAGGGTTCCAGTTTGCAACAGTACTAGTGTTACCAGCAGCTGCATCTTCGTTCATTTGACCGAAAGAGTTTTGCTCTGCTTGCTCGTTAAGAGCTTTTTCTGTGTTTTCCAAGATTGCAGCAGTTACTGCTTTCTTGTGCTTATCGCCAATGGCACCAGCTGACTCTTCGTTCAGTACTGGAGACCATTTCTCTACGAGACGATCATAAGTTTCCATTATAGGATCTCCTTAATTAGATGTTTTTCTAAGGGCTGCGAGGTACTGTTCCATCATTGGTGAAACTTCAACTTCGCTGTCAGCAGCGTCATCGTCGATAGATTCATCAATTACGGACTCAGTGGTTTTCTTTGAGAAATATGATTCTTTGATGGTTTTTACTTTTGTTGCAAAAGTATCTTCATCTTCAAAATCAATGTTCTCTGCCAACGAACGTAGCTTTTCTACTTGAGTTTCTGCTAGATCACGAGACGCTTCACGGATAACCGCTTCGCGCTTGTAGCCTTCTAGCTCTTCTGCAAGTTCAATTGACTTAGCAGTTGCTACATTAACTTGCTCTTCAAGTTCTTCGTTAGCTTCTGCCAGTTCGTCAACTAGGTCGACTTTGGATTCTGGAACTTCAACATAAGATTCTACAAACAAGTCTTTCAACTTATCCATGAAACCTTCTGCGATTTCGGCACGAAGGCCAGTTTGGATCGCTAGTTTGTTGTCTTCCATCCATTGCTCAACCACATAGTTGAGGTAGCCATCAACTTTTTCGACTAGATCTGACTTTGTTGTTTGGATTTCTTCGTCCAACTGCTGTTGGTACTCAGTTTCCAATCTGTCGATCTCTTCTGAAAGTTTTTGCTTTACCGCCGCTTCAAAAATAACTGCTGTTTTGGCTTTAAACTCTTCTGAAAGAGTTGCCTCAGATTCAACCAATGCGTTTAGGTCTTCACTAAAGTCTCCATTAAATTCTACAGACTCGGCTT